ATGAGCGATAAAGGTCTGATGGGACACCCACGCGAACCGGACCCGGCAAGAGAAACGGATATGGTCGTGATACGGTTCGCGATCGCGCACGCAGAGAAAGGGCTAACGGAAGCGCGCCGGATGTTGCTGCAGCTCGGCCCCAGCGATGATTACGTACGCGCAATGAATGCAATCGAGGCGGCCCGCAAGGCGCTGAAACCGTTCGAGGCGTGAAGCGGTCATGCGCCTGCGTGAGCTACGTCTCCGTGGTCCCGCCGGATGACACGCACTTTCATGGTGGCGTCTCCTGTTGTTGCTGCTGGTGGAAAATCCTGAAATGTTCGCGTGTCGTGTCGTCGTGCTGGGCAGCCGGTATCGTCACGCCGCCATGCCCGCCCGTATCGCTGATACTGTTGTTGTTGCCTTCGATATTCACGAAAGTGCAGCCCGCTATATGCGTGGCCAGCATGGCGACCAAGAAAAAAGACAAACGTCGCATCACTGCACCCCGACACGCTCAATCACGATTTCCGTGGTGACGGCGCCCGAGCTGGCGACGCCGCCTTCCACGACGATGACCACCGACCCCGAGGCGGCTAACGGCACACCGTAGACCGCGCTATTGATGGCCGTGCCCTGCGCGAGCGGAAGGCCGGTTGCATAGGTTTCGACGGTGCTGCCGCCGACCTGCATTTCGGCGGTGAAGCCAGTCACGCCACCGCCACTGATGGCGGTGTCAACGTCCATACGCAATGCGATTACGCGGTAGCCAGCAGGCACATTGGCAAGCGCGAGATTCGCGTAATAGCCGGCCACACTGACCTTTGCCGCGCGCAGCTTGAGCCTCGAGCCCGGTCGCAGGTTGCCGTACTGGTCCTGCGCAATATTGAAGAACTGGCCGGAGGCCTGAACGGGCATCGCGGCGAGGTCGATCAGCACGTCGCGTGCGTTGTCCGAAATCTGCACGCCATACTGCTGCGAGGCAATCGCTGCCACGTCAATCGCAATGCGCTGGATGACTGTCTGCGTCTTGAGATCGGCAGGCAGCGCTGTATCGAGTACCGCACGCGTTGCGCTCTGCACACCCACAACGGTGCGCCAGGTGCCCGCAATCTTGACGACACTGCGCCCCGCAAAAGCAGATATGAAATCGGTGCCGGTTCCCGTCATGTAGATGCCGGCGGTCGTCACCGTGCCTGCCACTGCGACAAGGTTCCCCGCTTCCTGATAGGTCACCGGCCCGGACGTCTCGACCGTCACGTCATCGAGGTTGATATCCACGACGCGCGCAGTCACGTCCGCGCCAGCCGCCTTGCGTAGCTGAATCCGCTGGTTCAGCGCCAGTTCACTTGCGTTCACACAGTAAATAAGCTTGTGATTGGCGCTATCGGATGGGCCTGGCACGAACGAGCCGCCCGAGACGAGCGTCCAGTTCTGGTTGTCGTAGATGTTGACGCCGCGCGTCAGTTCGACCTTTTCCGCGACAGCGCCTGCGTGAGTACTCCAGAAGGTGAAGCCGTTACGGGTCGTTGCGGTTGTGTCCTGTCCGTTGTTGAAGATACGCGCCGAGCCGAATGTCACGCGCAGCGCGTCACTGACGAAAACGCCGTCGCTGCCGTTCGAATAGCAGCTCACGCCTGACAGGTCGATATCCTCCGGCGTGAGTCGCGGACTGCCCGGAAACTGCACCGGGTTGCCCTGGTCGGCCCGCAGCACGAGACCATACTCGGAATGCCCATATGTCTCGACGCTATCGAACCTCAGGAGCCGGCCATCCGTGACAATGCCGTCAATGGCGCGACACACGCGGACGTCAGAGAGTGCTACACCCACTGAATCGGAATTGGCGCGAAGATCGCCGGATGCGCTGTTCTGCTGGTACGCACCCGAGCCTTCAATGCGCAGCCCGAAATAGCCCCGCGGCCGCCACTGGCAATCGACAAAGACTTTCGAGACGCCCGCGCCCCGCACGCCGAGCAGATCGACGCCCATGTCGTAGCCGCTCACGCTGGCGCGATCAAGCTGGAAGTTGCCGCCGCCCGTCACGGATACGCCCAGGCCTGTGCGCCCGCTCGCGGGGTTATAGCCGGAAAGGCACAGGTTGCGGATGGTTGTGTTGTTGTACATGCGCGTGATATCGACGCCGATATCGCCGCCGTCCCGTCCCGCTGCATCCGGCGCGTGTCCGTCGACCGTGACGCCGTCGACAAACGTGTTGTTCAGGTTGCGCAGCTCGTACGCGTGCTGGTAGACCGGAAACCCCGCGTTCGATATGTCCTTGCCGACGAGTCCCCTGATGTTGCCGCCGTTCAGGCTGTCAATAACGACCGCCTGCGCGCAGGCCTGCGCGTAGATGCCATCGATCACCACTTCATTCCCGCCGAAAACATAGGCGCCGTGGCAGATTGCATTGCGCACACGGATGTTCCGGATGACGAGCGAATCGGCATCTTCGGTGCGCAGACCCATCACCACCGAATCGATCACGAAGTGCTGTCCGATTGCCGCGCGATTGCCGTCAAGCGTCAGCCCGTCCAGCATCGAGCCGGCCCCTCCCGCAGTCACGCGCACGACGGCCTGCACGTCGCCCGCGTTCAGCGGCAGGAGGCGGCGCATCCTGAGCACCGCGCACGCCGACATTTCTACGTCTATCGGCCTGGAAATGATCCAGGTGTCGATCATGTAGACGCCATCGGGGATGAACCACGCGCCGCCCATGGCCGCAGCCTGTGCGAACGCGGCGGTGTCATCCGTGATGCCGTCGCCTGCGGCTCCATGATCCTTGATACTCATTCGCAGCGTCAGTTTCGACGCAATGATTGCGTTGGCGAGTTGGTCCAGCCTGGTGAAATCCGGTGTCCCGCCGAACTTCACAATCGTGTTTCGTATTTCCTCGGTGACCGAGTGATACCACCACGCGCCAGGCACGGTTCCCCGGACCCCCGCCGAAGGCACGCCGTCAACCGGAAAGCCCCCTGCGTTCGTTACGGGCACGGCGGGCGCACTGGAGCCGTGTTGCTTTTCCAGTACCGATCCATAGCGCTTACGCAGCCGGGTACGTGCTGCCTGTCACCGGATCAAAGTAGCCGCTACCGTGCCATATCAGAAGCGTGCCGTGCGCGCCAACGTCCGTCGCGAAATACTGATAGCCGCGCAGTCCGTTGCCCAGCGCAGAAAGGTCGGGACGCGCGGTTAGCGCGCCCTGATGGCGCGGCATCACGTGCAGCCAGCCTGCATTGTCTGAGCCGGTCTGCTTGACCATCAGTGCAATACCGGGGGTCGTGCTGGCGTCCCTGCGCAGGCCGAGCGTACCGGGTTCCGCAACGCCAAAATCGGCGCCTTCCGGGTTCCCGGGCAACACCAGCACATTCGATGAAATATTGCGCCCACTTAATCCAAGCCGCAGTACGCCGTCTTCATGAATGTCATTCTTGTTGCCACCAAGGATTGCCCACGGTGCCTTGAGGTTTCCACTTGCACGGTTCGGGCCGATGGTGTTGTCCCATCCATCCAGGTTCGCGGGATATTCCTCGATAAACGTCCAGTTCACGCCGCCATCGCTTACCGTACCGCTCTTATGACTGGGCGGTGTCGTGCCGGTTGTGCCGTCCGTCGCAGCCTGATAAAGACAAACCCCACTGAATCGCAGCGTGCCGGCCTTGACGGCAGTCGCCTTCGACCAGTCGGCATAAGTTGCAGCGAGCGTGCGCAGGTTCGAGGCGATCCATGTCCACGCGATCGAGCCGTCGCTGACCGTGCCCGAGCCGTGCGTCGGCGGGGTATTGCCAGCGACGCCCGGACCCGCTGCGCGGTACAGATTGAGTTCATTGAAACAGACGAGGTTCGCCGCGGTGACGGTCATTCCAGCAGCCCACTGCACATGCGAGTTTGTCGTTACCTTCACGCCGTAGAACTGGGTTTTACTGTCCTGGTCGTCGTCGCAGATATTGCACGTAATGATGTTCTTGCGCGCGAGCCCGCCGAATGCCGGAGTGCAGGTAATGCCCGCATACGCGCCGCCCGGCATCGTCAGGTTGCGCTGTCCGTTGTTCCGACAGATGTTTCCCGTTACTGCGTTTCGCTCGCCGTACAGGCCAATACCGTGATTCGCGTTGCTCTCGCAGACGTTACCCGTTACAGCACATCGGTAACCGCTCACCGAAATGCCATTGTCCCCGGTTCCCGCTGCGTGATTGGCCGTGATCCTGTGCCCCCAGCTATCAGACGTCACACCGATCAGTTCCAGCCCGTTCCCGATAGTCCGGTTGCCGCTAAGCAGATTGCGGTTGGCTCCCTGGGCGTTCCAGATGCCAAAATTCGCGCAACCGTCGAACACGTTTCCGGTCACTTCATTCAGGGCAGCAGACGCACCGACGAATGCAAGCCCAGAGCCGCCGCAATTCAGGAAGAGATTGCGGTCGAATACATGATTGTCACCATCGCACCAGACACCGTGGCTCGTCTGGCCGCAAAACGTGCAGGACTGGTAGCGCCCGCGCGATTTGCCGGAGGTGTTGACAGCGTAGGTGCCGCCCGCGAACGTGACACCCGTGAAGCGGATGCCGTTCCCGCCATGAACAAGCGCACCGCTGCCCGTGATTGTGATCTGTGTCATACCTTCGACGCCGCGAAATACGGCACCGCCGGGAATCACTGTGTTTGCCGGTACGGACAGATTCCGTCCAGGCAGTCGCACGTGTCGCCCCGTGCGTACCGATTCGGCAGCGGCATCCATTAACGTGTCGTAGTCGTCCGCATCGATAGTTTCGCGCTGCTTGTCGAGCGTCGTCCGCGACAGTGCGCCCGTCCCTGTGTTGATAAATTCGAGCGCTGATGACAGCGCTTTGGCAAGCTGGTCCGTCTTCGAGAAGTCCGGCGTAATCCCTGCCTGCGCAATTGCGTTACGGACTTCCTCCGTAATCGCGTGGAACCACCATGCGCCGGGGACCGTGCCCGTTACATCGCTTTCGGGCTTGCCGTCCTGCGGATAGCCGCCCGCATTCGATACGGGCGCGACCGGCGCACTGGCTGCCGGATTGCTCTTCCAGTAACGGTCCATGATTACGCATGCTCAGGTGCGGTGTAATCCGCTATCGGGCCATGCTCGCCCGCAACCAGTTCCCCGAAGAGCTGGCGGCCATGTGCTTCGATATCGGATGCCATCGCGAGAAAAGGGACAGGCACGGGAAACGCCTCAAACTGCACCATGCATCGAATGGCCGTATGTCCGGCATCGACATAAGCAGCGTCCGTCACGTCCGTGTAGCGCATTGCGGCTCCTATCCAACGCGTAGCCATGCATACCAGTTGTTGCCGCTGGTCTGCCCGCCGCCGCAACTCATCCACGTGCCAGGGTAAAGCGTGCCCATGCAATGGATGCCCGCCGAGAGTGTGCCGGGCGAGCCGGTTTCGTTCTGTTCCACCAACAGCGTGTTACCGAGCGCACCTATCGTCATCGGCCTGTACCAGTCTGCACAGTAGAGATCGCCCTGGTCCGCGTTGTCGATTGACAATCCGGGCCGCGCGCCGGTCCAGTAGATGGCGAAACCATGATTGACACCCGCGACATAGTTGCCCGCTGCCTGCTTGCCGTTAATCTCGCCTTGCAGGATTGAAACATTTGCGTTCATGGCCGAAGTCGTCGCGTAGACACTCAGGTCGGGTTTCCCCGACAGTTGTACACGCCCGACGTTGCCACTTTCGCCAGTACCGGCGTGTTATTCAGGTCGCCATAGCTGCCCGTATACGCAACTTTTGCGAGGTCGCCGGTGGCGGTGCTGATGGCCTTCGAAATCGACGCAACGATCGCATTGGCGAGCTGGTCCACCTGCGTAAAGTCCGGCGTGCCGCCGAGCTTCACAATCGCGTTACGCAGTTCTTCGGTAATCGCGTGATACCACCAGGCGCCGGGCGTCGTGGGCGGCGTCGCCGTAACGGGATTGCCGTCGGTCGGATAGCCGCCCGAGGTGCTGGCCGGTGTCGGCGGCGCAGACGAAATCGCGTTCGCTTCCCAGTATCGATCCATGTCAAGGATGCTGTTCAGGTATATTCAAAAACAACGACAGCCTGTGCGGGCGCGTAGCGTCTGAGCAGGCATTCGACAAGCTGTTCGCCCGACTGCGTAACAGGCTCCGAGAGCGGGTCCTCGACAGGATCGTCTACCGTGTGCCAGTGATCGCTATCGGTTGCGGTTCGCGACGAAAGCGCGGTATCGACGGAATGATCCACGGTGTACCAGTCCGATTGCTGCGCGTCGCCAATCGTGACGCGCCACACATAGGGCCAGTCGGTTCCCGCAATCGGCGCGGTAACGGGACTGATAACAGTATGGACGGCATACTCGGCAATCTGGATTTCATAGCCGAGCGAGCTTGCGAGCGATTCAAAATATTCGATGGACTGTCCACCCGAACCGAGCAGTTTGGCGACGACCTGCTGGCGGTCTTCCGCATCGCTCATGAACGGCCCAAAACATGGATCAGGCAGGCCGAGCGTCGCATTCCATTCCGGAAGAAACTGGTCGGCCGTCGCCGGAAACGCGGCACGGATCAGCGTCAGCGCCGCGCTGTCGATACCCTCTGAGGTGACGGCGAGTGCATCGAGCACGGCCGCCTGCGTGCCTTCGTCCTCGCGCGTCCATACGCGCCCACGTGGCAACAGCTTGCGCAGCACGTCCGCATAGTCGGCGGCCGGATTGCGCGCCGGCACAATGCCAGCGGCAAGCCTCACACGAACCATGCCACTAGCTCCACGTAATGGTGCCGAGCATCGGCAATGCGCCAGCGGGCAACGGTATATCGTCGGTGGGTGAAAGGATCAGGAAATCATTGATGCCCGGCACCGCTGACACCGCCGCCCACAGATGCGCCAGAATCACCTCGCCGCCCGGCTGTCCATCGGCCCGCAGTTGCGCATCGAGCGCCACGGATGCCGCCGCCTGATAGCGCACATCGACGCCACGGATGCTGATATCGACCGCGTAGGGTATGGGCGCCACGACGTACACGAGCGCCGTGACGGGCCGCAATGGGTAGATCGCATCTGCAATCGTGAGCTGGTCGCCGCTCGCGGTCGGCCCGCGTGTTTCTTCGGTTGCACATCCGTCCGTGCCCTGTGGAAACCCGCCATATGGCGCGTTTGCAGCGTCAAGCATCGCATAGACGACTACCGTGCCCGCGCCGTAGCCATTGCCCACACACCATGCGCGCGTGACGCCCGGAACCGTCAGCGCCCATTCGACGTAGTCCGTCGAATCGCCCCCTTGCGGCGGGTTCTGGTAGATCAGCAGGACGCGATTGCGATAGTCGTCGTCCCGCTCGATATCCGCACCGCCCGTGAATGCGGTGACTGCGCGGCCCGTCGAGTCGACACCCGGAATGGCATTGGATAGCGTGAACTGCGTACCCGGCGCGCAGTCGCCGTTCGCGCCTGTCAGTCCCTGCGGATCGGCAACCGCCGAGGCTGACACCGTCACCGTGCCGCCCATGACCTTCGCGGCGCTCGTCGTCGTGTACCCGACGCCGTCGCTGCGCTGGACAGGCGCACCGATGCCGATTTCCTTGCCCTCGCTACCGGTGAACGCGAGCGAGCCGGATGATTGCGCGCAGGGCTTGCGCGTAACACCCTTGAGCGCTCCCCAGGCTTCGAGGTATTCATCCGTCGCCGTGAATGGCGTGCATTGCAGTGCGATCCAATCCAGATAGTCGTACAACATGCACGCGAGCGCGGCCTCGATGTCGCCAATGACGCGCAGGTTCGAGAAGCGCAACAGCGCATCCGCGCCGGGCAGTTCCGCGTTGAGCTGCTGCGCCGCCTGCGCGCGCAACTGCGTGAGCGTGGGACGCGAATACGGCATGTCGGACGGGCGGCGGAAGCGAAACGGTCAGTGCGTCCACACGTTGGGGAAATTCATGGCAACCCGCGAGCCGTCGCGGCGGTTGGCTGTCACCATGAGGTCGAGACGGTTCGGCGTGATCCATTGCGCGGCGATATCGAAGCGCGCCACCACGCCGTCATCGAGCAGCCATTGCAGGGCCTCGGCGGCGTAGTCCTGCGCACGCTGCGGCACGTCCTGCGGTCCCTTCACGCGGTCGAGCAGCCACAGACGTGAGCCAATCGGGCACTTTGGATCGTCGCCCCACCAGCCGCGCCGGTCGCCATCCGGCGTCGGATCGCTGGGCAGCGCGAGACGGTCCGTGAACAGGGAAATGAGCACCGCCGTTTGCAGGTCGTCGCCCGATTGCAGCGAGGGGCCGGACAATACCCAATCCCCGCGCATCCGTGCGACGGTCCACACCGTCGATATGTCGGCCACAGCGCGCGCTCACTGTTGAGGGTGCGGGCCCTTGCTGGTGACGGTATCGCCGCCGCGCTGCACGCCCGGTACTTCGTGATCGTGGACGTCGTATAGCGCACGCATTGTCGCCATGCTCTGCGCGGTCGTGCCGCTGTTGTCCGTGATATCGCCCGCCGCGACGATTGAACCCTCGCACTCGATATTGCCGGTGCAGCGCATGAGCGGCGTATCGGCGGTCACTTCCGGCGCGTTCGTGATCGTGACGGGATGCCCGCCGCCATTGACAACGATGCCGGTGCTGGACAGATACACCCGTTGTCCCTTGTCGTCGCTGATGCACACTTCGCCGTGCGTCAGGTTCCGTATCCGGTACTGCTGGTGTCCACAGGCAATCACGACGCCGTTAGTACGCTCGCCGCCCAGGAAAACCGCGATGCCGTCCGCGCCATCAGGCGGGTATGACTGGAACCCGTACTCGGCCACTCGCGGTGTTTTGTCGCGCGTCTCGTTCTGCGAGAGCTGCAGCTGTACGAGCTGCACCGGCCCGCTGTCGTCAACGCGCGTGAGCCGTCCGCGTCCAAGCGAGCGGACCAGACTCCAGAAGGCGGATTTCACGGCGGATTGTGCGGCTATTGCCCGAGCGCAGCAGAGACGTCCTGCGCGAGCGGCAGATACAGGATTGGTTCAGGCATGAAGGCTTCGGGCGGCATCAGCGTCACGTCGCACGCCGAGCCATTCATGTCGCGCCGGTACGTGACTTCGCCAATCGTGAATTTCTGGCCATCGGCCAGTTTCAGCTGCGGCAGCGACAGGGGCGCTTTGGTGTTCGGCAGGTAGAGCGCGCCTGCGCTGTCGCGCCACGTCGAGGCAGTGACGGTGACCACATTGCCGCGCCCGATTCGCCGGTTGCACTCCCACAGCGCGTGCGCGTTCGACACGCTTGCGCCCGCGTCACCCGTTTCCGCAATGAAGGCCTTGGGACGATAGCGTGGCATCGTGTCGTCCGATATCGTGTATTCGGCAAGCGGCTGGAGGCCCGCGTCCTGCAGCAATGCCGTGCCGACCAGATAGACACGGTACTCGCTAAAGCGCTGCGAGATATCGCGCGTGTAGCTGGCGCGTTCGACGTTCATGCCAAGCGCAAAGCCGCTGGCCGCTTCGTTGTCCGAGAGTGGCGCAAGCACCAGGTCGCCCTCCGCGTCCTCATAGCACAGAAGCTGTGCGATCTTGCACAGCCGGTCAATCACGGCGTACGGCGACTCGCCGACGTTCAGACATACCTGCGGATGCACGATGCCGGGCGACTGCGCCTTGACGGCGATGCCGAACGGCTTGCACAGCGCCGCCGCAATATCGGCGGTCGATACCTCCTGAAACTGGAAACTGTCAAACTGCGCGGCGCAGTCAACCAGGTCTTCACACTTGCCCCGGCCCGCAATCGAGAGCGCGTGATTGTGTGCGTCTACCTGCTCAGTCACGCGATCCACATAGCCAGTGATGACGGTATCGCCACCGATCGACAGCACACACGGGTCCCCCTCACTGACGACAACGTCGGTCGTGTCCGGGTAGCGTTCCGTGAGTCCGATATCGAAGTCGGCAGGGATGCGTTCCATGCCGCGCGTGACGCGCACAGTCGTCCATCCGGCGATGTGCTGGCCACCTACAGCCAAGGCTACATCATCGAACATGACGCGCAAAAACAGAACAGGTTGCTGGTAAAGTATTTTGGTGTTTTACACAGACAACCGGCGTATTACGCCCTTCGATGAGAGCAGCCACATGTACGACAGCATTGAAGAAATCGAAGCTTTGATTGGCGAAGAGGAGACCGTTTCGCTTGAATTCAAAGCTGGGCGAATGTTCGAAGGTCAGATTGACAGAACAGAATTGGTCAAGGACGTCACCGCATTTGCGAACGCTGCGGGAGGAGCAATCATTGTCGGCATAGCGGAGAACCGCGAGACGCGAATCGCGACAAGCATCGAGCCGGTTAGCAATGAATCGAAAGTCACAATCGAACAACTTACCGAAATCATCAAGTCAAACACTGATCCGGTCTTTGGCGCGTTTCGCATAAGAGAACTGCAGCACCACAAAGGGCGAGTGTTTGTAATCGAAGTCGATCAGGCAGATACGGCACACCAGAATAAACGCAATTTTAACTACTATCAGCGCCTCGGGCCGACGTCGTCCCCCATGTACGACTTCGCGATACGCGATGTCATGAACCGCCGCACGCGACCGCACGTAGCGGTCACCTTTGATGTTGAAGATCTGGAGCAGCTAGGTTCTGTCGCGGTCAGGATCGTCCCCATCGTCACCAATGAAGGATCAGTTACTGCACGTCACTGGTCACTTTGGCTCGATCTTCCAGCCAATGTCTCAACATTCGGAGCCGTACGTCCGGGGATGCCCGCAAGGCATATGGGTAACGTCAAACGTAATGGCATTGACTATCGTCGTGTCGAATTCCATTCGGGTCCGAACTTGAAAAATCAGGCTGGTACATTGCTTTTGCCCGGTCAAACGTGGCGCCTGAATCTGGACAGTGCATTCCCTGAGCTTGATCTGCGCGTAACGGCAACAGAGGCAAGATGGACAGAGGCAAACCGGCCACCCGTTCACTGGACATTGTTTCTCGATGACTCGCCCCGACAAGAAGGAATGATTCCGTATTCCGACTGGTCGCGATAAGCACCAATTCGTCACTCTAAAGGTGCGCGAAAATTGACTGGCGCAAATGCCGGATTCACGGGGTTAGTCTGCTTCACGAGCGCGTCATAGCGCGACACGTCCTGATAAAGCCGCTGCGCGAGTACGATCACCGGGAGCGATGCGCCCATGACCACATCCCGCGTTGTCGCGAGCGATTCGCCGCGCGTGCTGAGGTCGTGCACCACCGCCGTCTGTAGCGCGCCCAGCGCCTCGAACGTCGCGTCGTCGCCTGTGTCCGCCGCGAGCGTCGCTTCCTCGTCCAGTGCGTCGCATACGGTCGTACGCAGCGCCTGCGCGTCGTCGTAGGACGCCAGCGCATAGCCGCGTGTCGTGTCCGCCAGTGCCGCGACCGTCGAGCGCCGGAACAGCGCCGTAACGCCTGCGTTCGCGGCGGTCAGTCCTGCCGTCGCGCGCACCGTTGCCGCTGTTTGCGCCTGCAGCGTCGCAAGCGATTGCACCCCCTGGTGCGGATCGGCGTTCGCCGTCTGTACCGCCGAAACTAGCGATTGCGTCGCGGACGCCATGCCCGCGTAGTCCGCGACGGACGCCGCCGCGCTCAACACCTTGCCGCTTTGCGTGACCGCCTGACGCGCCTGTGCGCCTGCGCCGATGAGTTGCTGGATGGTCGTGGAAGGCTGCTTGATACCTGCGGTGAACTCACCCACGTAACGACCATATGTGCCCTTGAGCGTCGCAACCATCGCGACAAGACTGGTCGCCCGCTGCGTGATCGCTTCGGCGTTGGTCACGAACGCCTGGGCCGTGCGCTCGATCTCGCCAACCAGCGCGGGCGTTTTCAGCAAGGTCAGCATGTGGTTCGCGTAGTCCTGCGCGATGGCCGCGTAGGCGGCCACGACGGACAGCCCGGCCTGTGCCTGTGTTGCGATATCGAGCGACGGAAACTCCTCGCTGCCGGCCTCGATGAAGGTAAAACGGACATCGAACGCGCGCCCGCGCTCGCTGCGTTCCTCGCATTCGAAGTCAAGCAGCGAGGCCGTAATGCGACCGAACGACGGGTGTACGAGTTCGCCGGTCCCGCTTTCGGGTGTCTCGCACGCGGCAATCAGCGCCGAGCGCTGCGCGATCACATCACCGCCGCCATAGGCGGCGTCCTGCAACAGAAAGCCGGTCAGCGCAATCCGCCTTCCGGCGCGTCCGAGGTCTTCAACCCATACCTCGTCACGATAAGGATACTCGTGCAGCGCGACGCGCCGCCCGGTCTTGAGCGTTCCACCTGTCACCGCGAACGGCACGCCGCGCCAACTCGCCGTCTGCAACGACGCGAAAAACGGCCGCTCAATCGTGCCCATGCTGGGTCAATACCTACGCCGCATCCGCCATCGGATACGCGACATGCAGCCCGCTGGGCGTCTCCGTGCGTACGCTGGTGCGTCCGTCGCGCTCGACGTGCACGCGCGTATTGACATGCACGACGGGCGGCGCCGTCGCGGCCATCGGCGGCGGTGCCGTGTTCAGCGGCGGCATGGCTGCGGCGGAACCCATCGCACCCGTACCCATGCGCGCAAGGATCGCGGGTGCATAGGCGCGCGTCTCGGCTGGCGCGTTCGCGAGGCCTTTTCTATCGACGTTGCCTTCGCCCCAGTTGTACGCGGACAGCGCGGCGGTCAGATTGCCGTGATAGTGAGCGAGCAGCCCGGACAGCTTGCGCGCGGCAGCCGTGGCCGACTGCGCCGGGTCCATCGGATTGATTCCGTACTCGCGCGCGGTTGCGGGCATGAACTGGAACAGTCCAGCCGCGCCAGCCTTTGAAACCGCTGCCGCGTTACCGCCTGATTCCTGCTGCGCGACCGACGCGAGCAGACCGGGCGGCAGCTTGTAGCGCTGTTCGAGGAACCCGAAGCCAAGCCGTTTTGACCAGTCCGCGACGCGCGCGCTGGGTGCACCCGCACCACCGGGCGCGGCGTCGGTCGGCTGAAATGTGGGCGAGCCGGGCCACGCGCCGCCCGCTGCCGCTTCAGCGGCGCGGATGCGCTTGAGCTGGTCGGCTTCGCCTGCGCCCAGTTCCTCGCTATGGCCCATCAGCGCCGCGCCGACCGTGAACGGATTGATGACGCGCGCTAGGCCTCCCAGACGGGCGAGCAGTCCTCCGCCGCCCGCAGCGGCGGCGCCGTTCATCGCTGTTCCCGCAGCGGTGGCCGCCGCGCCTGCGCCACGCCATGCGCGGATCAGTCCGAACACGCGCACGCCGAGCGTCCCGACGCTTGCGATAGACGTTGCAAGAGACGCGACGAAGCCGCCGCCCATGTAGAGCGCAACCGCCGTTGCAACGGTCTTCCAGCCCCCGAGCGCTGCAACGGCCTTCGTGATCGCGCCCACGAAGTCGAGGATGGAACTGACGGCGTGGGTAACGTCATCCGCAAACCTGTCCCAGTCAACGTTGCCGAGCGTGTCCGCGATGCGCTGGACGATTGCAGCGACCTTCTGCGAAATCAGTTCGCGGTTCTTCGCGAGCCATTCTGTCACGCGCTCAATCAACGGTTGCAGGACAGGCACAAGGCGGTCAGCAATTGAGGCATTTAGCCCGTCTGCCGCTTCGCCTATGCGCGCGAGCGATTGCGTAAAGCGCTCCGCGCGCGCCGCCATGTCCTGCGTGAAGTCGCCGCGCAGCCGCCGTGCTTCCGCCTCGAACTGCTGCATGCCCGCGCGTCCCTGAACCAGCATCGGCAACAGCTGCTCGACACCCAGCGAACGCGCGAGATTGCGTGCGGCTGCCGGGTCGCGCTTCTGGATGCGCTGCATGCGCTCCGCAAGGTCGTACATTGCGGCCTTCGTATCGATTGCGCCGTTCTTCGCCGTGTGCAGCGTGACCCTGAGCGCCTGCAGCGTCGCGAACGCTGCCTGATTGCGGCCCCAGCGTGCGTCCTGCAAGGTGTCCTGTAGCGACTGGAAGCCTGCCGTCACGCTTTCCGATGACAGGCCGATCAGGTGCGCGGCGCTACGCATCTGCGTGAGCTGCGCCGCCGTGATGCCGAGCATGCGCGATGTGCGCTCTGTCTCCGCGCCGAGCTTTTCCCACTCCGTGACCATCTGCGAGAGGCCCGCAATCGTGCCGCCGCCGACGATGGCGAGCAGTGGCGCGGCGATCTTCGTCACGCTGCGCGCCGCCTTGTCGGCCTGGCTCGCGACGTTGCCCAGGTCCTTTGCGACCTTCGTAAGACCCGACGCATCCGCGAAGCGCTTCGCGCTTTTCGCGAGCATTTCATATGGGCGCGTCATCTTCGCAATCGTGCGGTTGATGCGCTCGACGGTGGCCGTCGCCTTGTCGACCGCCGAGATGGTGAACTCGATCGATTTCCCGGCCATGGTTCAGACCTCGCGTTCGCGCATCGTGCGCAGGATGCGCAGCGCCTGCGCACGCCACTCCGACAGTTCCGTCCAGGTGAGTGCGCCCGCGTCGCGCGGCCCCCAATGGTAGAAGTGCGTCACGTCTGCAACCACGTCGCGCAGGTTGGGCGGGACTACTCGAAAAAACCGGAGAGATACTTGTTGCACGCGTTGAAGTCGCGCGCACCCATCCGGCCGACTGTCGCGACCTCGACATGGGCCATCGCGGCAATCAGGTTTTTCATGGCGCGCACCGCGCCGAACTTTGCAGATTCATCGGCCACTTTCGCGATTTCATCGACGGTCGGTTCGCGTAGCGTGATTTCGGTGATGCCATCGACAGGCGTCAGCAGCGTGAATGTTTCGCTCATGTCGTGCCCCTTACTGCTCCGTGACCGAGCCGCTAAAACCCTCGAATTTCACTTCGAAGGTGGCTTCTGGCGTCTTGACTTCCTGCGCCTCGACGGTCCACATCGAGCGGCCTATGACGGTCTTGCCGTTAGCGAGTTCGCATGTGACGGTGACGTTGGTCATCGCGTTAAAGTCGGCAACGGTGAGCGTCCCGGCATCGCGGAAGCTGCCCGAAATGAACGGCGCACGGGGCTTTTCACCATAGCCATGCACCCGGTCCTGGCCGATCAGTGATTCGCGCTGCACGTCGCCGGGCGAATAGCTCAGTTCGCCCGCGAGCATGTAGTTCTGTCCATCGAGCGCGATGTACGCGATACCGGCGAGACGGTTGGTGTCGTCACTCATAACCGCACCCCACGAAAAAAAAGAGGCCGCCCCCGATGAACGGAAGCGGCCCGACGAAGGGACAGCGAAGGAGAAAGCAATGAGGTTGCGCGCGCGGCTAGCCGAGCCGGAATTGCGCGAGCAGCGCGAAGATACGAAGCTGGTTAATCAGGACGCCGGGCCACAGCGCATCGACGCGGTTCCGGTTGCTCCGGTTGCGCTCGACAATCAGGCCTTTGGCGAACACGTCGCTGTGCTGCACGAGTCCGTCCTCTTCGTCCTGCTGGTAGGTCGCGATCAGGTCGCCGCGGATGATGTTCGGTGTCACCACATTCGAGCCGGACGCGAAGCGCGTGCCGTCGTCCGCGAGCTTCACGCGCGCGTATTTGCTGGTGACCACGGCGCGCAGATGCCGCAGGACAGTCGAGAGCGTAAAGAGCGTTTCGACTTCGAGGTAACTGTCGTCCGGCTGGCCAAATGCGTTTTTCTGATAATTCGAAATGCAGTTCTCGATGGCCACCGTGCCGTCATCCGCAACCGTGAACGTGCTGATTCCGTCATAGAGCAGCGCGTTACGGTCGGATAGCGGAAAGCGGCTTTGCACAGGCGGCGCGAGCACGCCGAGCAGCGGCACGGTCTGCAATGGCGTCGCCGGATCGGCGCGCAGACTGACCGCTGACGCGCCCGCGAGCGATGCGGCCCACAACCACGCGGGCGTGGGTGAATCATTGAAGCCCATGATGGAACCGTGCTGGTCGTTGCGCGCAGTGCCCACGCTGACGAGTTGGCCGAGCGTGCCGCGCGCCGCCGTGAATGCGTGCCCGTACAGCATCTGTTGCCAGCTCCAGCGCCCGTTAATGTCGTCGAGGAAGGTCTTGAGCGCATCGAGCGAGGCCGGGTCCGTGTACGGGCACACGACGAAATCGAATGGCATGTCGCCAAGCGCATCGAGCGCGGCGGCAAGATCCGGTGCCGTTGCGCCGCCTGCCATGGGTGAAAGCGTGTACGTCATGCCTTGCGGTACGGCTTCGCCGCCCGGCGTGCCCAGGTAATTCACCCGCAGGTCGATATCGTTGCCGCACGGTCCCGCGTTGAGCGAGGTGAAATCCACCGTGCCGCTGCTCGCGCTGACGGTAACGGGAATGCCCTGCGTCTGCTGGATCGTCGCGACCAGCGCCGACGCAATGTCGTTGATGCCCTGCGTAGGTTGCACGGGCTGTGCGATGCGTCGCCCGGCGATGTAGAGATTGAATGTCCCGGCAGCGGTGGGCGCGGAATCGATCGTGAGTCGCCCCTTTGCAGGCGTCGCGCCGTCCGCGTCCGCAAGCGGCAGATACCAGACCTCGCCAAACGCATCGTTTGTGCGGTACGCGGCAAGCATGAGCGCGAGCATCGAACCGACACCGCCCGCGCGGATTGCATCGTCGCTGCCCTGGCTGATTGCCGGGACATTGGGTGTTGCCGTGCCGTCCGCCGTGATTTGCGCGAGAACCAGTGCGCGCTGAGTCGTGCTCGCCGTGTTCGCCTGGCTGTTATCGACCTCCGCGTAAAAGAGCGGCACGCGGATGTTCTGCGGAATCTGGTGGAACGGGATCATGACGCGCTCCCATCAGTCGAACGTTTCGCACTCGCGCTGCCCTTTGTCGTAGCGCTCGCGGATGCGTCTGCCGCCTGCGAGGCGGGCACAGCCGCGGCTGGCGGCGACGGATCGGGCGCCACATCGCCGTCGCGCACGCGGCGGCGCCAGAACGGCGTGTCGGGCACGGTGCGGGTTTCGGTGATGAGGTCGTGCAGGTCGGGATCGCGCACGACGCGGCCCGCCACCGGGCGGATGCGTAGCGTGTTCATGGCGGGAGTCCTTTACAGCTGGTCGCCGTGCAGGTCTTGCGGGTCGATAGCGAGCGTTCCCTCGTCGCGCCCATCCGGGCCATGGGTGCGCGGCGCGGGCGTGACGGATTCGGGAAATGGCGGATTCGGGTAAGTGCCGGATGGATCGGCGGGCGCGATCAGGTCGGCGTGAATGCCGACGCGCTCAAGCGGTGCGGGCGCGGGTGGGTCGAGCGGCCAGGTCGCGTCGCCGGGCGGCAATGCGGTCGGGTCGAATATCTCGGCGAACTCGCACGACAGCGAACCCGCAATGCCTGCGAGATGCCGCGCGCCCTCGGCGCGGATATCGAGCGAAATCTCGACGCTCGCAACCTGCTGGAGCATGCGCACCAGTGACCAGTCCGTCAGCAGCGTGTTTTCGATGCCGTACCACAGCGCCTCGATATCGTCCTGTGCCTGCGCGGCGGTCGGCGCTTCGACAACGGCTTTTACTTCGAGCGCGCATGTCGTCGTGAACTCGGGCATGCCGCGATTGAACGAAGTCTTGGTTTCGTGCGCGGTGCGTACGATCAACGCGGGCAACCGGTCAGCGGGGATGCTCCAGTCGCCGGGCGAATCGATCGCCACCGGCACGCCGCGCACCGTCAGCGCTGCGCGTCTGAGCGCGGCCAACGCGGCGAGACGTAGCTGTCGCCGCCCCGTCATCAGCGGGCGGACTGGCTTCGCGCGTGGCATGGCAACCCGGAGATTTACGGCGCGTCATTGAGCAGCAGCAGCGCCCAGCCGTGACCATCGATACGCACTTCACGCACCACATAGGCGGTGTCTGCGAGCGGCGCACCCGGCGCAGCGGGAATGAACAGCGTGTCGCCCTGATGCGCGGAAACGGGCAGCATGCGCACGCGGTAGCCGAAGCATGGGCGCACGGTCGTGACGGGCACGCCGTCGATTACGTCCACGTCCGTCACGGCTTCATCGAACACACCGTCGAGTGGATACGCTGCGCCATCGCGCGTGCGATAGCTCGCGCTCTGGCCGAATACGCGCCCGACTGTCGCGAGCACAACGCTGTCCCAGTCAATCACTGCGTGGTAGTCGTTTTCGCTGGGGTCTTCGACTTCGACATGGACGACGGGCCCGTGCTACCCGTGGCGGTGCCGCTGTCGGTCGCAGTCGGGCTGTCGGGTGCGGGCAGTTGCGCGCTATCGGCTGGTGTGTCGCCGTCAGGCGGTCCGGACGTCACCGTATTGGCGTCTGCCGTCATGCGCCCCGAGAACAGCACTTCCGGCCGCGTGCAGACATAGAGCGGATACGCATAGACTTCCATCTTCCAGAACATGCGGCGCAGCAGGTCGAAGATCGGCAGCACGTAGACGGGCCGTCCCGGCGTGTTGACCCAATCAACCGTCTCGCCCGGTGCCATCGCTTCGCGGAAGATGCCAGGCGCGCCGACCGGGAAGAACTTCACCGCGTCATCGGGAATCTTGATCGTCGCGTTGTCGTCGCTGCCGCGATAGTTCCACCATGTAATCCCCGAGAAATTAAACGCTTCGAATGCCGCGCCCTGCGAGTTATCACGCAGCGCACGGGCATCCGACCAGTTCACAAACGTGCGGATGACGTCCGGGTGATTGCAGAACGAGTCGTAGAACGCGTCACCGCACAGCCCGTAGACGCGCGTGGATGGTGTGAACGCACCCTGTGCCTTGCGCGCCATTGCACGCGTGATCGCATTGCACACGGGCCGCAGGGACATGGCCGGCGTGCCCTTGCTGTTGATACTGAAATCGAAATCCACTTCGGGCGGCTGCGGAATCTGGAACTCATCGAACCAGTTGTAACGGACCGAGCCGTCTTTCGGATCGAGCACGAGGCCCTGTAGTGCAGCGAGGCGCAGATATTCCTTCGTGTACTCGACCGACGCAAGCAGCCCCGTCGGTCCCGCGAGCCGCCGGGCGACCTCCGTTTCGACCTGCATCAGCACGCTTTCCGTGCCGAACTCGCGGATGCCCTGGACTTCCTCGGCGTAGACCGTGTCGTCGTGCATCAGGCGCGGCACGTCGAAGTAGCGCATCTTGCGCTTTTCGGTCGTGCGCTGGGTGCCTTCCGCGCCGCGCTCCGAGAACGGAATGAGCACCAGTTTGCCGGTGCGTTCCTCGACCGCGAGCGCCTTGGTGCGGATGGGATTCGGCTCGAAGACGCCGAGCGCGCCGAGGCCGACCGGCTGGAACGGGTTGCGCTGGACGGCATCAGTCAGCGCAATCGCGGTGAACGGGTCACGATTGAAGATATCGAGAATTTCGCCTGACATGGCAGCGCCCCCGAAAAGGAGAAGGCCGCGCACGGCGTGAACCGTGAGCGGCCTTCATGGAGTGAAAAACCGTGTGATTATCGGAAGGTCAGCGCAGCAGAATGCCGAACGCCTGGAGCTGCTCGGTTGCGGTCGCGATCTGTTCGGGCGTCACACCATCCGGCCACACCAGTTCCGCGGTGTTGACTTCGGCGTTGCGCGTGATCGCCACGGCGGCCTTGTCACCGATCGTCGCGTCGCGCGTGCCGAACAGGATGCCAGCGGGGCTTTGCGAACCGTCCGAGCCGGCAGGCTTCCACGGTGCCCATTTATCGCCCGTACTGAGCTGGCCAAGCACAGTGCCCGCCAGTACCACTGCGCCGCCCGTCAGCGTGATCGTGTCGCGCGACTGGTGGCCGTTCGCTTCGGAAACCAGGAAGCCGCCGTCGTGCCAGATTTCGACAAGCGGCGGGACAGTTGGATTGCCCATGATGGAATCTCCCTCGATATCGGATGTGCTCAACGCGCGCGCGAGCTGACCTTCGCGAAGGCGTGGTCCCAGCCTGAGGCGATGGCCTGCCGCGAGTGCGTTTCGGGACTGCCGCCCGGACCCACCTGTGGATTGCGCGCGGCACGGTCCGTCGATGTGCTGGCGGGCGCAGGTGCGGCTTCCAGCATCGCAATCGCTTCGCCGCGAGGCAGGCGCGTACGGAACGCGAACTGCGCGGCGAGGACGGGATTGCGTCCCGCCGCACGCGTCGCGAAGATGGCCGCGCAGCGTGCCTGTTCGCGGCGGCGCGCTGAGGCAGCGGCAGACGCGCCGCGCATCTCCGATTCGTCGTCATCGTCTTCGGCGTCGCCGTCATCGTCCTGAGCGCGCGCCTTGCGTCCGCGCTTGCCTCTGTCGTCGTCGGGTTTGTCGTCGCCATCGTCATCCTGCGCGCGCGCGTCGTTCTCCGTGTCCTTGTCGTCGTCCTGTGCGCGCTGCGCCTGACGGCTTTCGCGCTCGTCGTCCGGCTTGTCGTTGTCGCCGTCATCATCCTGTGCGCGACGTGCATCGTCATCCGGCTTGTCGTTGTCATCCGATGCACGCGCACGCGCGCCCAGATGTGCAAACGACAGCGCGCGCGACACGCCCGCAGACATACCCGTTTTGAGTCCCATGATTGAATCTCCCTTTCAGGATTGCAGTGCGGCCAAGAGGTCGACCAGCGCTTCATCGGGTGCCATCACGGCGTCAGCCAGTCCCGCCTCGACACCCGCCGCGCCGAGATAAGTCAGCCCCTGCGTGGCGCGGACCTTCGCGGGCGAGAGCCCGCGATTGCGTGCGACCGTCGCGACGAACAGTTCGCCCACCGCATCGACATCGGTCTGGATATGCTCGCGCGCGCTGTCGGCAAGAGCCTGCACATCGTTGGCGTCGGCCTTGTGTTCGCCGTAGGTAATGAGCGTGACCGTAATGCCCGCGCTCGTCAGCGCTTTGGAAAAGTCGACATGCGCAACGATCACGCCAATTGAGCCCGTACCGCCTGTGCGCGGTACGGTGATTGAGTCACACGCCGACGCGAGCGCATAGGCCGCGCTGTACGCGTTCTCCGTGAGAATCGCGCGCATGGGCTTGATCCCTCGCGCCGCATGAATTGCGTCTACCAGGTCGAAGCAGCCCGATACTTCGCCGCCCGGCGAGTCGATATCGAGCGCAATAGCCCGCACGCTGTCATCGGCCAGTGCGAGCGCGAGATTCGCGCGGATACCGTCATAGCCGGTCATGCCTGAATACGGGTGCAATGTGCCGAGCTTCGCGACGAGCGTCCCCTGTACGGGAATCACAGCAACGCTTTCGATCACTTCGTAAGGCCGCTCGTGCGCCGGTTCGCCCGCGTCGTAGTCACCATCGAACAGGACGATTTCACCGTTCGCACGCATCAGGCGCGCAAGGCCGAAGCGATCCGCAAGCGCAGCCATGACGATTTCGAGCTTGGCGGGTGTGATCGCAAGCGGCACGTTAAACAGACGCTGCGCGAGATGCGGATAATCGTTGCTCATGGTGGGCGTAGATTCGCATCTACAAGGTGGTAGACTTCGAATTTCCGTGATGTGGCACGCAAATACCGATTCTTATGGCATCGACTGAAAATCCCGAGCGCACTTACAAAATCCTAGCGTACGGCTTTGAGCGCAGAGGTCTTCAGACACCATCCGAGCCTTTGCGGACCAAGTACTTCGATGTTTTTTTTGAAGAATTTCACACTGCCAGACGCTTTCAAGAATATGACGGCGTTGTCTTGTTCCAAGGTATCTTCGAACGGTTTGAGCGAAAGAATGGGGCGATGAGCGCTTATCTGCGCCACTCCTACGATGTCGATGAGCTAGACAAACGGAAGAAAGAATCGAAGCTGCTGTTAGATAGCGGAGGATTTATTTGTCACCTGCTGACCGATCCTTTCCTCGACAATGACGATGGGCGCGATTTCAGCCGCACTGATCTGACCAAGTTCCATCTTTCTTATGGTTACTTCCACAGACGCAACTTTAACGCTCGCGTCGCTCATATAACATTCGCGCATACATACAACGAGTTCAAAAATTTCTTCGACGTATTTGGGGCTGCATTCAGTTATTTCGAAAACTTCAACGACGAGCTTGACTGCCGCCCGTTGGCGACTTTCGGGGAAAGAACGGTTGGCCTGCTCATTAATCGCTCCGAGTACTTTGTCCCTTCGCTTTTACCTGAAAGTCGAACGCTTGTTGAATATCTCACGCTGCTTCTCGGCGCTGTAACAGCTGCACATAACAAGCTGCATCAAATCCTGCCGGAATGGGTTGATTCATACAAATTTGATGAGGAAGACACGCTGGCAAGCACTAAGGCCGAACTTTTGGAGCGCGTGAACGGGATCGACCGACGCTTCGAAGAATTGAACCGGTTCAAATCGGCGCTCTTTCACTCTGGCGAAGAGCTAGTCGCGGACGTAAGCGCGATTCTACAGGCCGCGCTCGGTCTGAAGATCGATGCGACCGATGAGTTGCGAGAAGACGTCAAGCTACTGGACGACAGCGGAAAAATCGTCGCGTTGTGCGAAATAAAAGGAATTAATCGAGGAGTTGGAAGAGAGAACATAAATCAGACGGACTCGCACCGCGAGCGTTCTGGATATGATGAATCATTCCCAGCTGTTCTGATCGCAAACACAAACATAAAGAGTGCTAGGTCAATCGCTGACAAAGAGCAGCAGATTGATGCTCAACAGATTCGGCATGCTGTCAAGATGCGCATACTAGTGATGCGAACAATCGATTTGCTCGGCCTACTCCGGTTGGTTCTTGGTGGCGAGCTTTCGCAAGAAGGGGCACGCCAGCTGGTACTGGAGAATACTGGTTGGCTCCGCGTGAGCGAGAACAGCATCGCAGTGTTGGATGGACAATAGGCTCGAAACAATGCGCATGGTGCAGATATGTCGATGCCTCCAACAGTTCACGCCTCTGGGGAACATCAGCGAGGTTGTGCGGTGTCAGGCGTACTTGCGACCGCCGCCGCAGCCGCCGTTCCCGTCCAGTCGGGCAGTTCCAGTCCCAGCTCTTTCATGAGCCGGATCTCCGCCGCGCGCTGGTGCAGCACTTCCTCGTAATCCAGTCCCTGTTCCGCGCATTCGCGCTTGAGCGTCGAAAGCGCGGCGTCCATCCCCATCACCGCGCCCGCGCGCTCCTTGGTCGGATCGATCCAGCCGCGCGCGACACCCGTCCACGAACAGCGCGAATAGGCGGCGCGCGCCTCGATATACGGGAGCGAGCCGGCCGGTAACGGCAGTTCGCCCCCGTCCATCGCTTCCCACAGCCACGCGCCATAGAACGGCGTCGCGAAGTTCATGCAGAACTCGTCGCGCCGTCGCTGTAGGGTCTTCCACGCTTCGAGCAGCGCCGCACGTGCGCTGCTGTAATTGGTCTTGCTCCAATCCTGCGTGACCTGTTCGGCGGACAGCCCGAGCGCGGCCGCAATGACCCGCTGCATCTCCTGCGCGAACGTCTCAAACCCGCCGTGCGGATGCGTACTCGACACGCTATCGAGCGATTCACCCGGCGCGAGCGTCGGGATGCGCACGCCGTTCAGATACGCGGGCCGCTCATTCGCCCACTGCGCACGCAGCGCCTGATACAGCGGCAGTTCTTCACCTTCACACGCGCCGAGTGCATCCTGCACCAGTGCCGGGTCATACGGGCTGGTGACGTACGTACCGAAGACCGATGCAACGGTCGCCGCCTGGAGTTCGACGCCGTAGTAGCGCGCGAGCATGCGCGCATGCGTCAGCACGGACGTGAAGACACCCAGGCCGCGATGCTGCCCGGCGCGGTCGCGGTCGTAATCGTGAATCACGCGCAGCCAGCCGTCCGCGTCGTAGCGCTTCACGCGCTCCCACGTGTTCGCCTCGACGGCGCTGAACCAGTCGTTCGGCTCGGCCTTGCGAAAGTGATACGCGACAGGTACACCGTCGACGTCCAGCTCGACACCGCCACGCAGCGTGGCCGTGTCCATCATCTGCCACGGATTGCACAGGCGGTCCGGATCGACCAGCAGCAGCGCGGTCGCGTAGTCCGCGCCGCCCGCGCCGATGCGCTCCGGCATCCAGTAGATCAGCCCGACGCCTTCGCCGTCGATCAGCTTGTGCCGCATCGCAAGACGAAACTGCTGTCCGAGCGTGAGCTGGCACGTCACATCGTTGTAATGGTCGGGATGGTCCGCGTAACCGCGCCAGAGCGATTCAGCGGTACGCCGGAAATCGTCCGCCCATGTCGAATCGAATGCGGCGATGCCGCTGCGCAGCGCCAACGCGCGGTAATCGGGATTGGCCGACAGCCGCAGGTGCGTGCCGATCGTGTTGTCGAGGATGCGATTGACACCGCCGACAATCCAGCCGTCGTTGCGCGACAGATCCCGCGAGCGCGCGACCATCTGGTCGCGGTAGAGATTGATCTCTGCATCGGGGCTGCGTATCCACGGCAGCCAGTTACCCATCTCCTGCGTGAGCCACGCCGACGCCTCATACGGGAAGCTGTACGGCAGCGCGCCGAGCGCGACAGACGGCCATACGCTCGCTGCGCCGCCTGACTGCGCGCGCCGTCCAGGCCGGTGCGCAGGCACGACCGCGCGCTGCAGCGGATCGCCGTGCGAATCGACCAGCGCGCCCATGACAAAGACTCAGAAGAATGGCACCACAGGCGGACGGCGGTTGCAGCAGTTACCTGTCAGCATCGCAATCTGTTTCTGCAGGCCGAGAATGCCCTGCACAAGGTCGCCCAGGTTCGCGCGCGTGTAGGTGACGGAGCGGCTGCCGTCCGCCTGCGAGTAGGACGCGACCTCGAGCTTGCCACCCGTCACGAGGTCGAGATACGCTTGCTGCATCTCCAGCAGGCGCGCGCGCAGCACGTCAAGCGGCACGCCATCAAGGATGCTGGCGCAGCCACAGGTAGCCATGATTTACGCAAGCCGGTTAATCAGCGATTTCCGTATCACAGGTGGCGCGGACGCAACCACCGCACCCGGTACAGGTCCAGCTGCGGGAGCACGCGGCGCCGCTGGCGTCGTCCAGGCGCCAACCGCATTGGCGCGGCGGTTCAGCTGCAGGCCGAAATGCAGCAGCCCGCACAGCGCGCCGTATGCATAGACGCGGCAGTCGAGCGCCTCATTGGCGCGACCTGGCGGCAGTTCCCACACCCGATAGCGCTTGCCGCCCGATTCCTTGACGACCAGCCGTTCGGCGGTGAGCTGCGCGAAGTAGCCGATATCGCGATCCGCCGGAAAGTGCATGTAACCGGGTCCCGGTGCTTCGACCAGCAGGCGCTGGCGGATCGTGTCCTTGGCGGCGTTCACGCCGAGAATCACCGGGCGATAGGTCTTTTTCGTGCGCTGCGTGGGCCGTTTCGATGGCCACACGGGATTGCGCTCGCCGCCGCGCGCGGCTTCGCCCTTGATCGCCCAGACGCGCCGTCCAATGCGCGCCTTGCAGAACTCATAGACGGCCTGGGTATGGTGTCCGCCCGAGTCGATACACGCCGCGATCACTTCGAATGGCCGTCCATCCGCGCGCGTCCACGTGCGTCTCAGGTACGTGTCGATCCGCATCTGTGTGGGCGTATCGCCAAACTCGCCCTCAATGATCGTGTAGTCGATTGACCAGCTTTCCTCGTTGCGGCCCCAGCCGACCGTCTCGCATTCGATGCGATAGTCCTGCACGTCGATGCCGGTCACGACCACGGCGACACCATCGGGTACTTCGGCGGCCCACACCTCACCGCGTGACGCGAGTACGTCCGCCTGGACGCGTCGCCCCGCATGCGCACGGTACGGAAGGCCCATCTGCGTGTTCCACCAGGCCTGGAGTTTTTCCTCGTCACCCAGCGCAGCAATCCACTTTTCGGCAATCGAGGGCGGACGGTCGCGGGACCACGGGCTGAACAGCTTCGATGCCTGAAAACCTGCGTGGGCGTTCTCGACGCCCCATCTGCCGCATGTCGGACAGCGCGCGCGCCAGACCGCGTAACGGTCGTTCTGTCCATCCCGCCACCAGTCCCATACGGCGGACACAGCAGCATCGCCGTCGCGCTCGCGCCAGGCGCTCGCGTAGTCATCGAGCGGCACATGTCGCACGCCGCAGCACTCGAACGGGCGCGTCTGATGCCAGCGCGCGCTCTGCAATGCCGTCATCCGGTCGGCTTCGGACCAGCCCGCGCCGCACGCCTCGCAGTACAGCCGCGCGGTCGCTGTGCGATGTGCGGTGACGCGACCCGCGTCGTCGCGTGTCTTGTCCCATTCAATGTGGCGGAAGAAATCGGGAAACAGGCGATGCCCGCAGTGCGGACACGCCAGCGACGCACGGCGCTGGTCGGACGCTTCATAGCTGTCCTCGATCCGGCTTTCTTCCGATACCGTGGGCGAACAGGCCCGCACACTGAGCCATGCGAGAAACGTGGCGGTACGTTCTTCCGCGAGCGTGATCGGATCGCCTTCACGCGTGACGGGATACTTGTCGATCTCGTCCGCCAGGACAATGCGCACCGGGCGGCGCGCGAGATTGTCGGGACTGCCCGCGCCGGCCAGCGCGACAAAGCCGCCCGGAAATGCCTTGTACAGCAGCGTGTCGTCCGCGCTGCGCGTGCGCGCCGGGCCGATCAGCTCGCGCAGCACGGGCGTCGCGCGAATCAGCGGCGTCAGCCTTTCCTTGCTGAACTGTTCGGCGGCGTCGTCCTTGGGCTGTAGCAGCAGCATCGGGCACGGATCGAGGTGTGCGTGATAGCCGATGATGTTTTCAAGCAGCGCGGTCTTGAGCAGCTGCGTGCAGACCATCGCCGTGATGACATGCACGCCGGGTTCCGTGACCGCGAGCATCGGGCCGCGCGCAATCTCGACGGTCGATGTGTGCCAGTGCCCCGACAGGCTGCCCGCCGAACGTGCCAGCCTCCGATGCTGGTCCGCCCATTCGGGCAGGCTCAGCCGCGGCGGTGGTGTCCAGCCGCGCCGCCCGGTCTGCGCGATCAGCTCATGCTTCGCCGGCTTCGAAGCGCGCTTCTGGCTCTCCAAGTTCGGCAAGCTGGTCGTGAACATGCGCATCTAGCGAAGCGGTCAGCCGCTCGAGGTCGGCGATACCAAACTCGACCGCGAGAAATGGCGCGATCTTCGCGGGCCACGCCAGCCACTGGTCGCGCTGCTCGCGGCACAGGTCGAACACTACGCGCTGCGCAATCGACACCTCCACCAGCGCGCCGGACTTGTGTTCGTATTCCAAGCGGCGCAGCAGCGCGAGCCAGTTCTCTTTCAGGCGCAGCGCTTCGCCATAGGTGACGCCCTTGGGACCACCGGCAGACTGCAAAGCGGGGTTTGCATCGGGATTTGCGCGCGCCGCGCCCGCACGCCATGCTGTACCGACCAACGCCGGGTCCATTCCGCCGTCCGCCGATTTGCTCAGTCGCCCCTGTTTTAGCGCCTGATGAACGAGCGTATCGGAGACCTCCTCGCGCCGCGCGAATTCACGGATTGAAATGGTCGCCGTCACTTTTTCGATTGACCGTGTGAAACGTGCTTCGCTAGCTAACCTTTCCAAAAAATAATCGTGTCTGATTGGGCGCGGCAGCGCGCTACATTAGCAACTCGGTTTCACGACGGCCCCCTCGGTCAGCAGTCCGATATCGCCTTGATCGAAATGCGACGTCTATTACGAAGTTTAAAAAAATGACAGACAAACTGTTTTTTCTGAAACGTGACAGATGGACTGTTATTTCTTTGATCTCAGCAATGGTCCTCGCCATTTCAATGTATGTTGGTGAGTCCAGGCTGACCAACTTCTTCGCGAACCCTCATCTACCTTTCGCCTCTTTGCGCCCCTTGCATAATTACGCCTTTCGAGCTATCAAGAATAAGTTCCGTCCGCAACTTCCCCTAAGGCCAATTTACTGTCGAGATTTCCGATCGGGAGAGTTCCCATGCCTACTGTCAAGCCCGCTGGTTCTATCATTCGTACAACGAACATACGTGGAATCGTATTCCACGACATAGATCCTAAAGATTTTGAACGAAAGAAAGTCACTTTAGAGTCGCTCCTTGATCCTCAAGTCGTTGAACACATCAAAAGCATAGACTCCCCGGCGTCGCGTCATTTCAAAGACTTTATCCTTGACCGGCAGATCAAACCAGGGGACGTCGTGATACCCGAACTTACGCCACACCCCGGCATAACACACGTTCGAGATGCCCTAATCAAACCGACTAACACTGGCAACGTGTTTCGCGGCGCTAGGTGGGCCGGTGGAGTGTTAGGGGGGAATTGGAGTTCAGTATATGGTCAGTGGAGAATCCCCGTGATTAGCAGGCCTCCCTATCCTGCCGGAAATGGCAATCGATGGAAATCCTCGTCGTGGGTTGGTCTTGATGGATCGACGACCAACGACGTTCTGCAAGCCGGTATCCGCCAAGACCTATTAAATACCGGCGAGGCAACCTGCGAAGCGTGGTTTGAATGGTTTTCTGCTGGCCCCGACGGTAAACCTCCCGATGGTTCGCCAGACTACGTCTATGAAACTGCCTTTAAACACTTTGAAGTCGCGCCCGGTCACGAAGTCTTTGCTTCCATCTCCTATAGAGGAGGACAAGGACACATCCTCTTTGCCAACATTTCTACCGACAAGATTGTCTCTCAGACACTGCCGCCGCCGCCCCTTGTGAAGTCTGTGGGCTCGACTGCTGAGTGGATAATGGAAGACCCTGACTACGGCGAGCCGGATAACGCCTTAGTCGCTTTCTCCCCAGTGATTTTCACCAACGCATCTGCCTATGGACCAGACCCAGGTGGGAAAGCCATCATGGGTGACCCCTTGAGCGGCGATACCAACGACATCGATGACAAGAACGGCGTTACGCTCACAAGTGTGCAATTGAGTACATTTAAGGTTGTGGTGTCCTTTATTGGGCCCGATTGGCCGACAAAGGCTATGGAGGCTTTTCGGCAGCGTTGCACGCTCGCCTCCAACGAAGGTTTAGTTGCCGCCTTCCCTAACTTCTACGAAGCGGATTACGGTCCAGATCATGTGGGTGGCACAATCTTCGTCGACAACTCTATCGCAGAATGGAGAGACGTTTTCCTAACACAACTAGGAAACCCGAGTCTTGAGAACTTTTGGCTGCGTTTGCAACTGGCCAACGCATACGCTGCTGGAAACGGGTTTGTCGGTGGATTCCCGACTTACTTCCACGCCGACTATGGGAAAGGCATTGTGTGCGGCACAGTCTGCCTCAAAGCTCCTAGCGCCGAGTTCAGAGATGTGCCTCTAGCTGAGTTAGGCCACCCCGATCTAGCTGATCCATTGCAAAGATTCCGTTCAACGCAGGACTATGCGACCAAAAACGGCTTTGTAGGAGGATTTCCAACTCTGAATCACGCGGACTACGGCGCTGGAATAGTGTGCGGAACGGTCCTCCTCAGGGGACCTGGCGCACAGTGGAGAGACGTTTTGCTTTATAAGAAGTGATTCTAGGTGTTCGCGTTGCTTGCAAATGAATGTGGATCACTAGCTAAAGGCATCCGACGTCGCGTCAGAATACGAATAACGGCGCGCTTTGTAGTTTCCTGTGCCAGACCGTCAACGGAGCGCATGTCAAACCCTATGCACAAAAATGGAACGTTTCGTCGTGTTATGGGAGTTCAGGTTGGTTTTGGCAATATTCAGAGTCTGGAAAATATCAAAACGAAACCAGTGACTGGGCGGAACTCTCACATCCCCCGGGATGAGCCGTGATAGAGATCCATTTCGTGAAGCAACCCAACACAGTGCGTAGTGCAAAGACAAATGACCCTCCGCAGCTGGGGGAAGTACGCGGTGCGCAATTGCCCCCGGCTTTCGATAGCCCGGAAAGTACCTTTTGACACTCCGGAAGCCACCGTCGAGGACGGACCCCGGCGACACCGTTTCGGCACGTCGCAGCGTGCGCGTGTTGAAGTCGTTGTGGGCGAGAGGCTTCGTTTCTTGGGCATGCACGGAAGGGTACTCTGAGAGGGCTATTTCGCGTCCGTGATCGCCGTCGCAGGTGCGATGCGTAGTCTTTGTATCGACCGCATACCCGACCGATGCTTCGATCAGTGTTCGTTACCGCACATTTGCTCAATTCGCCTGCCGAATATAGTTGGGGTGCTTTACAAATGGCATGACGTGACTCTCATTCGTGCTTACCGCCGAACCCGCCATTGAGAGGAAGCAATGACTAGCCTAGAGGCGAAAACCGAAGAGGGGCGGAAGCGGCAACCCATTGCCCCCGCTGAATTGCAGGCCCCTGATGCGACCCTCTATCGCGCGGGCATTGCGATCGCTTGCCAAGAGCTTCAGCTTATCTGGCAACGCTACACGGGATTCATAGTCGTGAATGGATTTCTCGTCAATGCACTTACCAATGATGCCGTTCGCAATAACAAGCTAATATTGGGCTGGGTGGGGCTCATTGTCCTTATCCTGAATTGCATATGGCACATGCTGAACTACTGCGGTTGGCACAATCAAAATGTTGCGTATCGTCAAGCCGGAAACATGTTCTCGGCTGACGTCGGTTTGATCACTGACTATTTCCGCAACAAAAATTACAAGCCCGTTGGTTGGATATATTGGCTGGCCCAAACAGTTCCAATCATGTTTTCCTTGATAGCCATACCCTGTCTTGCGCAAGGCATCGATCAACTTTTTTCGATTGGTGCTGCATGGTCATGCTCTATTGGAACGTTGCTATGGCTGCTCGCAGCGAGCATTGTTTTTTGGGCCGAATACTATCCGATCGCGAAGCGTTCCGAGAGCAGCTTGACAGTATGATCAGCGTCGCGTCGGCCAGTGCCTAGTCGCACTCGCCTTTGCCAGTTCCGCGCCAAATACGCGGTCGAAGTTCGCCGAGACGAAAGCCTGAACACGAGCGCTAAGACTAGGCGCCTCGCAATTCACATGGATGCCATCAGTGTGGGTCGGATGCGTTAATTGCCTACTCGATCCACAGGAGGCAGAGTGTTCGTTTCCGCACATTTACGCGAATCGACCGAACGATATAGTTAAGTGGCTTAACGAATCGCATGACGAGGTGCTCACGTCGACGGCAGTAGTGGACAAACCATAGCGAGGAAGCAATGAACAAGATGAAATTGCGCTTGCTGTCCAGTACCAATAGATCGCGTCAAGAGATGCGTGACCGTGTGCGGAGACTGAAGCGAGCATTTCTATACATGCTGGGCATTGGTGGCTTGCTTGGGGCTTGCAGCACGACTCAACTCGACGCATTGCCTCCTCTTGGCAACTGTACGGGACCGGTCCTGCAAGGAACAGACAATTATGGAGGGCATAGTCCTGGAATTTGGCTCGCGTCTGCACCAATGCCTCACGGTCATTTCGGCCGGTTCCATCCGGTTCAATATCCGATGCCTATCTTCGCGTGTATGAACTTTACGAGTGAGGACACTAACTTCGACAGCGCGATCGTGCCGCCTAAGGACAGCTTTTTTAATCAGGGTGCCGGACGGATTTTCGTCTGGGGAGGCTCAAAATTCGATGACGGTACCGGTGGCGCGTGCTTTAACCCACCCGTTCCACGCCCAATACGAGCTTGTCAAACGAACTATGGGTGGCGCATCGTCATCGATTCGCATGGGACAAACAATTACGACCTCATCGTCGATTTTTATCAGAACGGTTAAACGCGATTCACGCCAAAACTACGTCGCGCGCGCGATGGCCTGCGCCAGCTCCGCACCGAACACGCGATTAAAATTCGCTGATACGACCGCCTGCGCACGATCACCGAAGCCGAGCCGCTTGCGTGTCTGCACGGGCGCATGAAAAGCCACCAGCAGCTTGAGCTTGCCGCTCGTGTTCGCGCCTTTCGCTGCGCGCCGTCCGGTTTTCTTCGCGACGGGCTGCGGGCGCTGCCACAGCCCGTAGACGTTGCCGTGTGCGGTCTTTACATTCCCGAGAAAGACGTCCGGGCGGCTCAGATACTTGCGGATCGCGTTGCGCGGCAGGTTGCCGTAGCGGTTCGCGGCAGCGCCGACCGGCACGAGGTCGGCGCGCTTCCCGCCGAGATACTGCATGCCGCCATACTCGTACGGCGCGAGATACTGCGCTGCCTTGTCGCGGATATAGACGCGCGCGACGGGCATCGACTTTTTCGCCGCCTGTACTGCGACCGAGTTGACCGTAAAGGGCGTGGGATTCTCGAACACTTTGGGCATGGCCTGCTTTTCGGCGGCCTGCGCGAGCTTCCCGAGTTCGGTCACGGTGCGTGCTTCGGCAAACGGCAACTGCCGGAACGCAAGCGCAGACAGTCCGCGTGCGACGACATCGACGTTCGCTTTCACCGAGATATCAAACATCGTGAGCCAACGCTCGCGCCCATGTCGCCAGTGTTTCGTCCTGAGGCGTCCTGTGCTGCTGGCCGTGTTCGACCTCGGCGCAGACGCGGATCAGCAGACGCACGCCTAGCGGCGCCAGATCGCGACGCCATAGCATCGTCGCAGTGTCGGCAGGTCTCACGAATACATGCTCCTGCGCTGCTATGTCGCCACCGTCCATGCGGTCCGACAGCCAGTACACGGTGCCGCCGGTGACCCGTTCATGTGCCCGTAGTGCGCATGCTATGGCGTCGCGACCCCGATACAGCGGCAGCAGCGACGGGTGATAGCCAATTGCCCCAAAGTTCGCCTGGCCTCGCGTGCGGCTGTCTATGAACTGATGGGTGTGCGCCGCGACAATAACGTCGATGCCGGACGGCAAGATATCAGCGCACAGGCGCCCGCAATCGGTCCAGGGAACGTCGACCTCGGTCGCCCGCGCGCGCAGCCGGTCACGTTCGCCAGCATCGTTCAATGCGGGGGCGCATACACCGAGCATGCCGTGTCCCGCAGCATGCAATGCCGAAAAGACAGCGGCGCCGAAATGCTTCTGCCCGCAGACGTAAATGTTCATTCGGAAACGACGTAGCGAAACCCCTGGACCGCCCGAAAGTGACCGCCATATCCGACGCCCCGATGACCGGCCAGGCGGATTGTACGGGCGCTTCTGGTCTTGTTTCCGCCGTAAAGCACCGCGCTGATCTGCCGCCAGTGAGGGTCCCGTCGAAGTGCCGTGCAAAGGCCCGGATGCGACGTGTGAAACTGGACCGATTTGACCCGCGAACCATAGCGGCTCTTTCCACTTACCTGCAGTTCACATATCGCGTTCAGGAAACGTAGCCCGATCCCCGCGCCTTGCCATTCCGGCATCACAACCATGCGGCTTGCACGCATTGCACCGTCGAAAAGTCGGGGCGAGACGCCCAAGTGCGCGACCAGTTCACCGTCGACCGTGCCAATATAGTAGTCGGCGGCAATCATGGAAGGCAGGTTCAAATAGTAATGTGGCTCAAAGAGATGCCAGTAACGGCTGTCCGTCTGCCAAATCTCGAGCTCAAACTCTGGTCGCCGCCAAAGACGCCCCCGTTCGAATCTGCCCGTTGCGGTATCGAAGACCCAGTCAGGCTCGAGCCAGTCCAGAATGTCGTAGTGGCAGGACAGCAGTACGCACTTTCCACCTGTGCGTCGCCATGCCTTCTGGAATGCAAGTGCGCCAAAGCGCGCAATCTGGCGGTCCACGACCGATGAAAACTCGTCAATTACCACACACGCCGGTGCCTCACAGACCACCTTCGCGAGGTCGGCACGAAACCGTTCACCGTTGGAGAGCACCGCATATGGCCGCAACCATGCCGGCACCGACCCCAGCCCGACCGCGGCCAACGCCGAGGTTACTGCATCAAAGGCCCCAGCGGGCGCTATGCAGTCAACGATCGGTTGATCCGCGCTCCAACCGTCGGGCGCGTAAAGCGTGCCGCCGCCGAAAAGCTGCCGCCCGATGCTGGTCTTGCCCGAGCCCGATGGGCCGACAATGACGCCGATACGCCAGTCGGCGTCGTCAATGTCGAGTTCGGCATCGACGGCAAAATTGCAGCCGCTTTCTGCATTAAACAGCGATTTGACCCGCGCGGCCCGATAGCTGGTGAAGTCCGCGCACCGGTTGCGCACACTGACTTTCATGTACACACCACCTTGCAGTGATAACCAAGCTGCATGAGGCGGTTGTATGTCTGTTCCTGCGCGCTCACGTCGTCGCAAATCACGATCACTCCATACTGCTCGCGATAGACGATATCGCGGTCATGCCGCTCGTCGTGATTTTCCGCAGGATCGTCCGTTATGGTGTCTAGCAGGCGCGCCAGATCTTCATCGTTAAAGCCGATCAGCGACAGGTCAAAATCAACACTTTTGATCTCTGCCAGTTCGGCCGCAAGCAGCTCTTCGTCCCACCCGGCCGCGAGCGCAAGCTGGTTGTCTGCAACACGATAGGCACGCGTCTGTGCCTCGGTCCAGCCTCGCGCGACCATTACGGGCGCATCAGCCAGCCCAAGCAGCCGCGCCGCGCGCAGTCGCCCATGTCCCGCGATCAGCACACCAGCGTCGTCGACCAGCAGCGGAATCGTCCAGCCAAATTCGCGCAGTGACGCCGCGAGCGCTTCGACCTGCGCGTCCGAATGCGTGCGCGGATTGCGCGCGGCCTCCCGGATGCGATCCAGTGCCCAGCGTTCGACCTGTTCAGCGGGCCATGCGCGCGCCTTCGAGCTGGAAGCGGATGATCTGCCCATTCGTCGCGAGCGCGTGCGGTTTAGCCCAAGCGGTTACACCGGGCCAAATGCACGTGCTATACAGTCGGCGTCGCTGCTGCATTCGTGGCAGTTCAGGCTTGGCAGCCTGATGATTGGGGCGCGCGCCTGCCTTCGCAGGCGTCGCGTTAGCTGCTGCACGTCTGTTGCTTTCTCAATGGGCGGCCCGTAGTGATGAGACGCGCGAGCGTCTGCCGGTACCTCAATCCCGGTCTGACAACCTTGCTATCGTGCCCGCTCACCAATTTGTCGGCCGGGTCGGGACATTGCTACGCAGTGACGAGGACCAATGAAAAACGACCGTCAAAATCTCAAGCTGGTATCCAGCAACGAGACCCCTTCGCCTGACGATGGCCCATGTGTGCACGTACGCACGATTCAGGAAATGGCGCTACGGCACGCCGACCGTATCGCGGAAATCGCTGCTCAGATTCGCGCCATCAACAGCATGAAAGTATCGGGCAATGACCGCACCTTGCTGGTTCGGGCGCTGGAGCGCTCAATGCGCTACTTCGAAATGGACGCCGCCGCCGAAGCGCATTTTGCGCGCATGCTGGGCATGCCGGACACAGCGCCGCACTGATGACTTCCTGATTCGGCAGTCCAGCATGGTCGATATCTGCGTCTATGCATTCGGTCGCTTTCATGCGTGCCGCGTTTGGACCGTGAAGCAGCCGGAAAGGCGGAGTCAGGCCGCGCGCACCTGTGCATCATTCGCCGCGTGCGCGCCGTCATCTTCAACGATGCCCGCTTCGCGAAGCAGCGCGTCGGCGCGCGCGAAGGCAAGATCGAAGCGGCCCGGCGCGTGGCGATTGCCGATCAGGTCGGTCTCGATGATGCCGATATGCGACGCGACCGTATGACGGTTGACGCCGCAGCGCTCTGCAAGCGCGGTTGCTGTCTCGCGCGTACGCGTGAGCGCGTTGGCGATGATCGCGCGGTGCAGCGTCTCGTTGGCGGCATGTCCGGCGAGCAATGGCGCGAGGTGCGCGAGCGTGACGCGCATCGCCTCGTCCCATTCAGGATTGGGATAGCTGCCCGCGCAGCAGCGCGCACCACACGTGCATTTGAGCGTACGCGGCGCGTAAGCAATCATGAGCAGCGCGCGCGGTACCGGCGCAACGCGGTCGAGCTGGCGGCGGATGCGCCCGGACTGCGCGCTCGCGTCACTGCCCGTTAATGTCGTCGCCGACGGCACGCCCTGATGCAGCACGCCGAGCGAGGACATGCCGCCGCGCTCGACCGCATGGCGCAGCGCGTCGCGCAGCGCCGCTGCTGTGCTGCGGTAACAGTCTTTCATGAGGATTCTCTAGCGGGAAAAACCGGCCAGACATGAAAAAGGCCCGCACAGTGGCGGGCCAGAGATAAATCGGGCGATTACCCGATTAACCGGCATATTAGCCATCAATTGGCGTTTGTCAAATGGAACGATGGATTCTATGGTTTCGCACGTCCATTAGCAGCACACTTAATTATCCAGACTGGTTTTTCCGCATCGGGGAATACCCTCAGTCATGGCAATTTCAGAATTATCGTATTGGGCCAGTTAAAGGCGCGATTCATCATTTTGTGATACCGGGCCTTGATATCCCCCAGGGGCCGGTCCTCCAGTAGTTCTCTGCCTCAAGGAATTGGCTCCTCTAACGATCGACTGGAGACTTGACCCGCTCAGGCGGGTCTTTTTTTAGCCTGCGTCAAGGCAAGTGCATTTTCAGGCAATGCCTACACATTTTCGAAGTTATCTGATAGCGGTTATCTGCGACATTGTTTTATATGGCCCGGATTGGCATTGCATCAAAACAATTTACAGCAAGGAAAATCATGAACGGCAACGATTCGGGCGAAACCGCGCGCCCTGGCAATATAACCGCGACCGACAGCACGTACTTGGCGGCCCAGCGCGACTACGTAATCACGGCGGCTCGCGATGTGACCTATCCGGTGGCTCGCCTGTTTGAACCGCCGCACCCTGCGGCAATCCTGCACGACGACGTGCTACCCGCGCTTGGCCTGTCGGTGGGTGATGCCGCCGCACAGCTCGGCGTGGCGCCTGCAGAGCTTTCCCGCGTGCTTGAGGGGCAGCGCACGATTACCGCGGATTTTGCGCTCCGCATCGAGCAGTGGCTCGGCGTTGACCGGGGTGGGCGGGCCGAGCTGTGGCTGACGATGCAGCTTGACCACGATCTGTGGAACGCCCGCCGGCGCTTGGTACAGGCCACAGGTTAGCGGCATAGCGGCACCTTGCATCGAAACGAATGACTGACGGGGGAAAAATGAGAAACAACGAAAATCGCAATATTGCGCAACCAGCGAGTATGGCCAGTTACGGTGCCCCGCTCATTAACGCCGCGTCCGTTGAGCGATAGGAACGCCATGAAGAACTATTCGCGCAATCTCCAAGGCGTTTACAGGAAGCCCGAGCGCTCGCTCGAAATAGCCGGTCCCGCGCTGCCGCGCTGGACGCCGCCCTATACCGACATGCTGCCCGAAGGCGAAGATACCCGGCCCGTCCTCATTCCGGTCAGCCTGGAAGGACGTGAGGCGATTGGACAGCCGTATCGCTATGTCGTGCAGTGTAGGACGGACATTGACGTTCCCGGCTATCCCGACGTCATCACGCTAGACCTCGACAGTATTGTCGGCACGGCGGTCACTGTCTCTATCGACATTCCGGGCAAGGGCACATTCATTCCCGGCATGCCAGGCGACTCTGGCCGGGGCAATATCGGCTTCTGCATCCGTGAGATTTCCGGCATTGTGACCGAGGCCGGGTACGTGCGGCATGACGACCGCGCAATCGTCTACCAGTTTGTGATCGAACCGGCGTTGGCCAAGGCGCGCAAAGGTCGCAATTACCGCATCTTCCAGAACAGCACG